ACAACTCCTACTACGGGCAAATATTGAGGCATTTTATAACAACTGCCGATTCATCTTCACCTGTAATTACAAGAACAAGATTATTGAGCCTCTTCACTCCAGATGTGCGGTCATTGACTTCACAATCAAAGGAAAGCAAAAAGTCCAACTTGCGGGAAGTTTCTTTCAACGAGTTCAATCAATCTTGGATCAGGAAGGTATTGCGTATGATCAAAAAGTCATTGCAGAACTGATTAACAAACATTTTCCAGACTTCCGACGAGTTTTGAATGAATGTCAGAGATATTCTACTGGCGGCAAAATTGATTCGGGTATTCTTGCTTCTTTCTCTGATGTAAAAATCAATGATCTCATCAAAAATCTCAAAGACAAAAACTTCCCAGAAGTTCGTAAGTGGGTGGTCTCCAACCTGGACAACGATGCTTCTCACCTTCTTCGCAGGGTTTATGACTCCGCTTATGATTGCTTACTTCCCCAATCTATCCCTGCTGCCGTTCTTATTATTGCTAAGTATCAATACCAATGTGCGTTCGTGGCTGATCAAGAAATTAACCTCCTAGCAGCACTAACTGAAATTATGATTGAGTGTGAATTCAAATGAGACATCAAGTAAAATCAAAGTGGTATTACATTTTCTGGGGTGCTATGGCGGTTGCCGTAGTTGGTGGGCAGATTTATTTTGGGTCTGGTTATCGTGAGATGGCAGAAGCAACCAAAAGTACTGATATTCGTGTGTCATGTGAGGTTTATGACCCATATCCACCAATGCAAAAAGGTAACAAAACTGGAGAGTTTGAATGAAATCTCTTAAGACACCTTTGAGGTATCCAGGTGGTAAGTCCCGTGCTTGTGAAAAGATGGGACCTTATTTTCCAGACCTTCGTAACTATAGGGAGTTTCGTGAACCTCTCCTTGGAGGAGGAAGTGTTGCAATTTATATCACCAAGAAGTATCCTAACCTAGATATTTGGGTAAATGACCTTTACGAACCTCTTGTAAATTTCTGGCAACAACTCCAGATGTTTGGTACTGATCTTAAGGATAAACTTGTAGATCTTAAGACGACAAACAATAATCCTGTCCTGGCAAAAGAACTTTTTCTTAAAGCAAAGGAGCAAGTCAATGACAAAGATTTGCCTAGCATTGATCGTGCTGTGGCTTTCTATGTTGTCAATAAGTGCAGTTTCAGTGGTCTCACAGAGAGTTCATCCTTTTCGCAACAAGCCTCTAACAACAACTTCAGTTTGCGGGGGATCGAAAAGTTGCCTGAGTATTCTACGTTAATCTCAAAATGGCGTATAACTAATTACTCATACGATTATCTGTTGGATGGAGACACTACTGCTTTTGTGTATCTTGATCCTCCTTATGATATTAAGGATAATCTCTATGGGCGTAAGGGATCAATGCACAAAGGATTTGATCACGATAGGTTTTCTGCCGATTGCGATTTTCGCTATCCTATGCATCAACTGATTAGTTATAACTCAGATCAATTAGTAAAGGATCGTTTTAAAAACTGGAACACTGGTGAGTTTGATTTGACATATACCATGCGTTCGGTTGGTGAATACATGCGAGAACAAAAAGAAAGGAAAGAATTGTTGTTATTTAATTATGGAACTGAAGGACTGGCTGAATTCAATTAACTTCACAAAAGAAGATCTATCGGAGGATATTAAAGATTACTCTCCATTTATTATTAATCGTTGCTTGTCTGGACATATTGATTGTGTAATGTATGCAAATGAAATGAATATTCACCATCAACTTGACAAAGATATGCAATATTCGTTTTATCTAAATACTCTTAGGAAACGGAAGAGATTTTCTACCTGGCTCCGAAAGGATAAAGTCAACGACTTAGAATGTATTAAATCATACTATGGTTATAGTAATGAGAAAGCATCCCAAGCACTGAAAATCCTGACACCAGAACAAATTACTTTCATCAAACAACGACTTGATATTGGAGGAAAAAAATGACTACTACGGTAGAACCTACTGTTCAATGGTCACAGGACCAAATGGTAGAGGTAATTCTTAATGAACCTGATGACTTTTTAAAAGTTCGTGAAACTTTGACTCGTATCGGAGTTGCTTCTAGAAAGGAGAAAAAACTCTATCAATCCTGTCATATTCTACATAAACAGGGTAGATACTTCATTGTTCACTTTAAGGAACTGTTTGCTCTCGATGGCAAACATGCTAACCTAACCGTGAATGATGTTCAGAGACGTAATCGTATTGTTCGTCTTCTTGCAGATTGGGGACTAATTACGGTCGTTAAGGAAGATGCTGTAACCGATATCGCACCACTCAATCAAATCAAAGTTCTTGCTTACAAGGACAAAGGTGACTGGATTTTGGAACAGAAGTATAATATTGGTAAGAAAGGAAAAACTCAAGAAGCAGAATAAATAATCCTGTGCCATTCGTGCGGCACTCTACAAAAGTCGGAACACCCTAAAAAGAGGTTGGGTTTTTACCCCTCCTCTTTTTTTGTATCTTGTATAATTAGTAGTGGATGCCGTAAGGGTCCACACAAAACAAACTCGCTTTTTTAAGGAGCTACCACAATGAACATCGCAAGATATAGTGCTGCGGATCTTCCTGCTTTAATGGATAAGATTACAAAAAACAGCATTGGAATGGACGAGTACTTTGATCGTCTGTTTAACCTTCATGAAACTACAACAAACTACCCTCCATATAACTTGGTGCAAATAAATAATGTGGAATCTCACTTGGAAATTGCATTAGCGGGATTTAAGAAAGGAGAGGTTTATGTTTTCACAGAGTATGGAAAACTTTTTGTCGAAGGACAAAAAGAAGATACAGAGTCGGAACGGACGTTTATCCACAAGGGAGTGGCTAGCAGAAGTTTTAAACGAGCGTGGACTTTATCCGACGACACAGAAGTTAGGGAAGTTGTATTCGAAGACGGACTTCTACGGATCGTACTTGGGAAAATAGTTCCGGAACATCACGCACGTAAGGACTATCTCTAAATAGAATTGAATATCGTCGGCGCGAGGAGCACCTGGCAAAATCCAGGTTGACTCCTCCTTTTTTTCTTGCTAAAATAACTGGAGGTCGCAGTGTGTTATGACGATTAAATTAATGCTTCTTAAGTCAGGTGAAGACTTGATTTCTGATGTCACCGAAATGGTTTATGGTGAGGAGGAGAATCAAAGGGTAGTTGGATATTACTTGGACAAACCGTGCTTGATTAGGATGCGTAATCCTAGTTTAGTTGAAGAAGGTGAAACAGAGAAAAAAACAGGTTTTGAAGTTTCTCTATATCCATGGCTTCCTCTTTCTGCTGATGAAAGAATTCCTGTTCCAGCAGACTGGTTGGTGACAATGGTAGAACCAACAGTTAAACTAAAAGAAATGTATGTAAAAGATGTAATGAATCATGGAAAAGAAACTAACGAAAATTCTGGCACTGATGAACAATCTGATTCTGATAAGTCAGATTGAAGAAGTTGGTGCTGACATTGGAGAACCTGATTGTAAATTAGTCAATCCATTTGTGGTCAGAAGTGACCAAACTTTAGAACCATTTCTTTGTGGATATACAAAGGAAAAAACTTTTATGATGAGTTCGGATAAGATTTTGACACTTGCTGATCCGACCCCAACTCTACTTGAAAAATATGAGGACTTGATTAAGGAATGAGATTTTACACTAATGTTCAGTTGATTGGAAATCAGTTTTTGGTTCGTGGAGTAGAGAATGGTAAGAGATTTGAAACAAGAGATGAGTTTTTTCCAACTCTTTTTGTAAAGACAAAAAAAGATTCCAAGTATAGAACATTAAGTGGCGAAGCAGTAGAACCCATCAATCCCGGAACTGTAAGGGATTGTCGTGAGTTCTACAAGAAATATGATGAAGTTGCTGGATTTGAAATATTTGGTAACGACAGATATATTTGTCAGTATATTTCTGAGAAATATCCTGAAGATGAAATCAAGTTTGATATCAGTAAAATTAAACTTGTAACCCTAGATATTGAGGTTGCTTCGGAGGAAGGATTCCCTGATGTGGAGTCTTGCTCTGAAGAAATCCTTGCGATTACAATTCAGGATTATACAACTAAAGAGATTACTACTTGGGGTGTTAAACCATTTAACAACAAGCAAAGTAATGTAACTTATCATCACTGTCCAAGTGAGTATGAGTTATTGAATCACTTCATCAACTATTGGATGGTTGACGTTCCCGATGTTGTGACTGGATGGAACATTCAGTTGTATGATATTCCTTATATTTGTAAGCGTCTGAATCGCGTTCTTGGTGAGAAAATCATGAAGCGTTTCTCTAACTGGGGACTTGTAACGGAAGGTGAGACTTATATTCAAGGGCGTAAGCACACAACATTTGATGTTGGTGGATTGACTCAACTTGATTATCTTGATCTTTATAAGAAGTTCACTTACAAAGCACAGGAATCATATCGTCTGGATTATATTGCTGAAGTAGAACTTGGACAGAAGAAACTGGACCACTCTGAGTTTGATACATTCAAAGACTTCTACACTCAAGGTTGGCAAAAGTTTATTGAGTATAACATCGTTGACGTGGAACTTGTTGACCGTTTGGAAGACAAGATGAAACTGATTGAGCTTGCTCTGACGATGGCATATGACGCTAAAGTGAACTATGTTGATGTGTTCTATCAGGTTCGCATGTGGGATAATATTATCTACAACTATCTCAAGAAGCGTAATATTGTTATTCCTCCAAAGAATAAATCTCAGAAGAATGAAAAGTATGCTGGTGCCTATGTAAAAGAACCGATTCCAGGTAAGTATGATTGGGTTGTAAACTTTGACCTTAATTCTCTGTATCCGCATTTGATTATGCAATACAATATTTCTCCAGAAACTCTTGTGGATGAAAAACATCCCTCAGTTAATGTAGAAAAGATTTTGAATAAGAATCTTACTTTTGAGATGTATAAAGACTATGCTGTTTGTGCAAACGGAGCAATGTTCCGTAAAGACATTCGTGGATTTCTTCCTGAACTGATGGAGAAAATGTATCAAGATCGTGTCATCTTTAAGAAGAAGATGATTGAGGCAAAGAAACAATATGAAAAGACAAAGAACAAAGAACTTGTAAAAGAGATTGCTCGCTGTAATAATATTCAGATGGCAAAGAAGATTTCTCTTAACTCTGCTTATGGTGCCATCGGTAATCAATACTTTAGGTATTACAAACTTGAGAATGCGGAGGCAATTACTCTCAGCGGTCAGGTGTCTATCCGATGGATTGAAGGTAAAATGAATTCTTATATGAATAAGGTTCTTAAAACTCAGGATGTTGATTATGTTATTGCTTCAGATACTGATTCCATTTATCTTAATATGGGTCCTTTGGTTGAAACTGTATACAAAGGAAGAGAGAAAACTACTGAAAGCATTGTCGCGTTCCTTGATAAGGTCGCTTCGCTGGAACTTGAAAAGTATATTGAAAGTTCTTACCAAGAACTGGCTGAGTATGTGAATGCATATGACCAGAAGATGCAGATGAAGCGAGAGAATATTGCTGACCGTGGCATCTGGACTGCTAAGAAGCGTTATATTCTTAATGTATGGGATAGCGAAGGTGTCCGATATGAGGAACCTAAACTGAAGATGATGGGCATTGAAGCAGTCAAATCTTCTACTCCTGCTCCTTGCCGCAAGATGATTAAGGATGCACTTAAACTTATGATGAGTGGAACTGAGGATGAAGTGATTGACTTTATTGAAAATGCTAGAAATGAGTTTAGAAAACTACCTCCAGAACAAATCTCATTTCCACGCTCTGCTTCTGATGTTCAAAAGTATCAATCTTCATCGGACATTTATATAAAAGGAACCCCTATCCATGTTCGTGGAGCACTTCTGTTTAATCATTATATTAAACAGAACAAACTAACAAACAAATACTCTCTTATTCAAAATGGAGAGAAGATTAAGTTCATTTATCTGAAGAAACCAAATACTATTCATGAGAATATTATTTCCTTTATTCAAGAGTTTCCAAAGGAACTTAATCTTGACAAATACATAGACTATGAACTACAATTTGAGAAAGCATTTCTAGAGCCACTCAAAGTTATTCTTGATATTATTGGG